ATGTACACATCCACAACAGATCCTACAACTGATGATCCACTAGAATCTACAGCATCTAATGTAGATGAGTCTTGAGTATCTTGAGTACCTGTTAAATATCCAGATCCTGAATCTGTTATAACAACATCAGATACCTTACCCTCTTCGTCTAAAACTGCAAATCCTCTTGCTCCTTTACCATTCTTACAATCATCTACAAATTTTAAGTATGGTGGAGAAGAGTACCCTGATCCTGGGTCTGTTAAATTTACACCAATAATTGAACCAACAGAATCAATCACTGCATTTCCAGCACCTCCAGACCCTCCACCTCCAAAGATTTCAACCTTAGGTGCTCCACAAGTAAATGTAAATGCAGGACAACTTGCAAATTCCAATCCCTTCAAATATTTGTCACTTTCTTCTCCTATATTTGCATCATCAAATAAGTTTTCTAACCCTTCTGCTGGAGAATAATTAATGAATTTACTAACATCACTTATAAAATTTTTGTTTATGTATCCTTCTCCATTCTTATAGTCATAAACATCCTTACAAGGAGACTCATCACAAATTAAGAAAGAAATAAGTGTTTCTGTGTATGATATTGCAGTGTCAATTATAGATCCAATATCTGAAATTACTCCAAATTCATTTGACAATTCATCTAAAGATGGTCCTATGGCAGAAGCAACTTCATTAGCTGCAGTAGTTAAAAGACTCCCAGTCAATGCCTCAACAGCACAAAATGGTGCTGAGATTATTTGACCTATCAAATTCATTAAAAACTTAAACACAAAATCCTTAACTTTTTTTAAAATATTTCTAAACAAACATTTAATTCCATCTATTATTTGAACTCCTAATATTTTTTTTGCAAAATCAACTGGAGCAGGCAATTTAATTTGATTAAACCAAGATTCTATTTGAACATAAACAGAACTAACTAACTCATTTCTCCATATTTTAATTTGTTTTTTGATAGTATCACTTATAACTAATGCAATTTTTTGAACTTCTTGGTCTATATTGACCATTCTATTCAAGACTGGATCTACAAATCCAGTCTTAACTTGCTTGACTGTATTTAAAATTTTTATAAACTCAACTAATGCTTGATTGATTTTAGATAAATCATCTTTAGTTCCTTCACAAGTTCCTGGAATAGATGTTCTTTCTCCACTGTTATCTAATTGATACGTTGCTAGGCACTGAGCTCTATCTGTTCCAACGCCAATTTCCCCAGTCACAGATATGGGACCAGAAACAGAAGCATAAGTCTGACCATCTTTGACTGGAATATTATTTGGACTCTGTATTGCCCCAGTCTTTTGTTTAAATAATTTAAAATCTTGAGTGCCAAATTCAAAGTTATTTAAGTATTCAGTAGAAGATCCTCTGTAAAATGCTCCTACTATAATAGGTTGCTGTGCATCATCTCCATCAGCAAAGAATCCAAAGACTAATTCAGATCCTCTAGTAGTATTGCCAGCATAAGATCCTCCAGCTCCACTTCCCATATTAAGGGGAACCAGAACATGAGCCCATGGAAGATCTTCATCTGCTATTTCGTTGCCAGGATGGTATCCTAAAATTCTTACCTTTACTCTATAAGAATGTCCATCAGTATTATTATCTGGTTGTTGATTGGAAATTATACCAACAAACCATTTGAATCCATCTCTTCCTATAAAGTTTGGGTTAATTAAGGACTGCTCAAATATCATAGGTCATGTATCCTACATTCAATTGCATTTGGATTTTTGTCACAATACAGTTCTAAGTATGGAGGACATTCAATTTTATCTGGGTGATTCTTATGATAAGAATCTAACAGATCAAACATATCCTCTAAATGTCTTTTTCTTTGTTTATTTATTTGTGGATCATCTAATTCACATGAAATATTATTCATGTGATCGTTGATATTAATTTGATGGTGGTCCATATGAGTCTCTGATTAACTTGAGTCCTGTATATCCTTTGTTATCTGAAAATGAATGACACAGTTCTTTGATTAAATAATTGCCTGATTTATTTTTATCCTTTAACCCTTGTTCAGACTGTTCTAAAGAAATTTCTCCTATTTCTAATTCTATCACATCACCAACTGTCAGATTTAAATTTAATGGTATAGTTATATTTAACATCTGACTAAATGCAAGATTATATCTTGCAACAGATTGTGATTGATAAATTGCCCTATTATCAGTATATCTTGTATCATTTGGATCAGATTGAATAGGCTTTGTGACTATATTATCAATCAATTTGACCATCATTCTAGATGGATAATTTTCTAAATCATTTTCTCCAATAGGTATTTTAGGAGATTGATTTTTTTTAGAAGCATGATTCATAATATTATAACTTTCACTTAATTTGTAAACGTGTTTTTTAGTTGATGAGGTATTTAAATCTAAAAAATAATTTACACTTGAGTACATCCCTATCCTCATATTTTCAACTACATTTACATGTTTTTCAAAAACTGGAGGATGAATAATTCTAGTGTTATCAAATTCACTTCCAATATATTCTTTCAAAGAATAGTGATATTTTGTAATGGAATTTGTGCTATTAAAATCTTTATTCAGTCCAGATATTAATGTATCCAAACTTCTAAAATGGTATCCATTTTTATTTTCATAAAATAAAAATCCTGCACTCCCCTTTTCTTTTCCTGTCTCTAAATTTTTTGGAATAGACTTTGGGCACAACCAAGTCAATATTGTAAATGGTTTTTTGATATTTCCATAAAATGAATATGAATTTTGAGTTGGTTCTATATCTTTATTTTTATTAGTTTGTAAAACATCATTTAGTATTTTAGTTACTATTTGATCTATGGATAAATCAGATTCTGTTTCTTTCTCTGGATATCTTTTAGATACTCTTACTGTCTCATTTTTAAATACTTCTACTGGTGCAAGATCTATTTGAAAAATTTCTTTACTATGTTGATTAGAAGAATTGGAAATTTTATAAATGTAATATGTGTTTTTTGTTTCATTTAAATCAATTGCTTGTTCAGTTGCAAGTTGTGAGATTTTTAAGGATACTCTTTCTCCACCACGCAATCCAAATTTCTTATCATCATACTTAAAAGTAGATAAAATTCCTTCAGTGTCTATCAATGTTAATCTTAAAAATATAGCAGGCGAAAATAAATCTTCATAGTACTCAACACTCATTACAGCCTTTGTCATATCAAAAGCATTATTGTCATAATCTTCTATCAAAAACTTATCAATCTTATAATTAAAATATGAACTTGTCATGACTGTAGAGTGTTCAGAAGTACTTGCTTATAATAGATATTTAACATCTCTTCTTCTGGGAATGACATAAACATTCCAGATCCAGATCCAGATGAAGGTTGTCCAACCTGCTGAACATTATTGACTATTGGCATAGGAACATTTAAAACTTTTTTAAATGGTTGTAGATATGAATTAGTCTTAGGTGGGGGTAGGACATCTACTACTTCATGTATAATATCTTGACTAACTGCATTAAGTTGTGCCTCAACTTGACGTGCAGCTTCAGTCTGTCCTAGTGCTCTTAATTGATCAGCAGTACCCCTAAATCTAGGAGTTTGTGAAGGTTGAGAACTAGGTGCTGCTGGTTGTGGTCTAGGTGCTGGTGCTGAAGGTCTGTTATTTCCTTGTGTCCTTTCACGTTCTTGCTTATAAAAATCATTCATAAATCCTCTTACTTTTGCAGAACCTCTATATTCTCTTTCTCCAATAGGACTTCCTGGTTTTCCTCCCCACTGTGCTCCAGGAACATCAAAAGCACGTCCTTCATAATGTGCAGACCCTGCAGTATGTCCACTATCTACTCCCAATTCAGTAACTGTAATACCTTTACTTTGTAAAAATGCAGCAGCTCTATTAGTAGTGTCTCTATCTTTAAAGGCAAAATGATCATGATAATTACTTATAGTTCCATGAGATTCATCATATGCACTAGCAGGTGCATTTACATCTCCAGTCAAATACTGAGCGAACGATGGTTCATTTGTAAACTCATACCCTGGACCTGATATTGGAGTAGATCCTCCACCAAGGTCCTCAATTTTTGCTGCTGTTCTATCAATTTCTTCTTCAGTCATTCCCATAGTTGCCTTAAAATTCTTAGAGAATTCTGAAAATTTATTTACTACCTTTTCATACCTATCCAATGTTTTGCCAAAGGTAAGTTCTGATGGTTTCTTTTTCTTTTTATCTTCTACTAATTTTTTTTGTTCTTTTGTTTGTTTTTTTAATGCATCTTTTCTGCCTAAAAATGTTCCATCAAAAGCACCAAACTCTCTTGCTATATCAACTCCAACTGCAGCCCATCCTAAAACTGGAATAGAACTTAATAAAGATAATGCTCCTCCAACAGGATCCCCCTGACTAAATCTATAAGCAGCAAAACCAATATTTACCATTGGCAGAAGAGCCTTTACTCCAAGTCCTGCTACTCTTGCTGCTGTACCTCCAGCTTTTGTAGCAGCAGATGTGCCTCCTCTTGTAGCAATGTTTTCTGCCATCCCTCCTACACCACCAAATCCAAATCTTCTAGATAGAAGTCTAGACCTGTCTCCTATGTTTGCAGTTCCTTGAATCATTCTTTCATTGGATGCAGCAAATCTACTTGCACTTCCACCAGCAGCTCTTTGAGCCCATTTTGGAAGATTTCTTTGTGCTTGCATACCTGCATAAGATTGACCAGCTCTTGTTTGAGAATATGGTGTTCCTTTACCTTTGCCAGGAGCAGCAGGGGAAGTAGGAGCACCTCCAGGTTTTTTCATTGTCCCCAGCATTCCAATTCCACCCAACATCAATGGCAATCCTAACAATCCTGCAGTAACTAATCCAGATTTAAGTGCCCCACCCCAGTCACCTTTAGATCCTTTTTCAAATGCCTTTAATGCTGAAAGTGCTGCTAAAGATTTTAATATGTCTCCCCCAGGAGAGAAAAAACTACTTACATATTTTTTAACCTCTGGAGTTTTAATAGATGATTTTTTTTTCTTTAAGAACTTTTTTTCATTCTGTTTATTAATTAAATCTAGTTTCTTTTTATACCTATCCAGAACAGTAAGTTGAGTTTTCTTTTGATAAGTTCTTGTTTCAAATATTTTCTTTAATTTTTCTGATGACTTTCTAGTTTGTTCAGATACTAAAGCGAGAGAACTTATCTTAGTAATACTGGGAGTTATTGTTGGTGTTGGTTTTGGTCTATTTAAAAGAAGTTGAGGATCCATTTATTATACTATCTGATACATTAACTTAGAGTATAATGTCAAAAAGTTACCAGAATAAAAAGTACTTATTGCTGGGACATCATTATTTTCAATCCCAGGCATAGCAGTACTTTGAGAACCAGAAGTTTGTGCAGGAATAACAGTATAATTTATAGACATATTTGGTTCAGAAAGTATTGCTGGATAAGTATTTGGAAGTACTGGTGCTGCTGGTGGAGGATTTGATGTAAATTTTCCTCTAAGTGATCTTATGGTTGGTTCTACATTAGATCTAAAATACTCTCCAGTTTCTACCCCACTTGTATCTACAACTGTTCCAAATGGATTTCCTGCATGAACAGTTCTATATGCCTGTTCTGCTGTCATTCCAGGTTTAAATCCACGCTTTATAAAATATTTTGTAACCAAATTCAATTGCTCATTGAATGACATTTTTTTATAATCTTCCCAATTAACTCCAAATTCTTTTGCTTCATTTGGTCCCATTTGAATAAGACCAACTCTTCCAGACACTGGGTTTACTCTTTGAGGATCTCCTCCAGATTCTGCTTGAATAATTCCAGCGAGTTCTTCTGGTTTCATTCCAACTGTTTGAGCAGCTTGTGATATGGCTGTCATTTTATCTGGAGAAAACTGAAGGTCTGGGGGCATAGGTCTAGGTGTTCCTCCTCCACCCCCACCACCTCCAGAAGATCCTCTACTAGTACCTCCTTGTTCTTTTTGTTTTTTTAACAGAAAATCAAGTGCTTCTTCAAATTTTTTATTTAAATTTTCAAATCTTTTAAGATCATTTTGTGGAGTAGGAACTAAATTTTCTGGGGCAACTGACTGCTTCTGCTGCTGTGTTAATTCCTCTAACCTTTGTTGAGTACTATCTTCATTTGATTTAAATAATTGACTTCCAAGTGCAAGTCCTCCACCAAGCAAAGCAGCTCTTCCCCCAGACCTTGCCAACCTAGCAAATTTTCCACCACCAGCAACTCCAGCAGCACCAGCAACTCCAGCAGCACCAGCAGCACCAGCAGCACCAGCAGCACCAGCAAGGCCTCTGAATAGATTTCCTAAAACAATTTTTCCAATTTGTTTTAAAATTAATCCAATAATTTTTGGTACTATGACTACTGATGCCAAAGCCATCAAAGGTCCTATAACCTTTGAGAGATCTCCAGAAAGAAGTGCTTCAATTAATTTTAATGTAGAAAGAGCAGCTAGTCCTCCTAAGATACCATCTTTACTGAAAAAAGAACTTACATATTTTCCAATACTAAATCCAAGATCTGTTTTTTTATCTCCTAGTTCCTTCTTGCCAAATAATCTTCCTCTATTTGCTATCCTTTTTCTATATTCATCTGCTTCTTTTTTATTTTGATCCTTTGAAATTTTATAATCTTCTGCAATAACTTGAGAAATTCTATCTAAATTATTTTTAGTTTGCTCAAGACTTAAAGCAACTCTTCCTAAATTATTAATTACACTAGCAGAAGATGCTAAAGAATCTTCTGAAGATGATTCATATGATTTAGATATTTTTTCTATTATTGATTGGGGAATAGATCTCTTGGGAGTAATTCCAATCCCTTTAGTAAAAGAAGGAACTCCAAAAGATCCAAATCCAATCCCTGGACTTGTACCAAAAAAATTTAATGCTCTTTGTTTTAAATCTTTTGGATTCATCTATTTGCTCTTTGTGCTTTTTCTTCCTCTTCACGTATATAATTTTCCAACAACATTAAATAAATTTCCCTTTCCCAAGGGATCATAGATTCAATTTCTGTCAACGAGTATTTATGATACTGCATCAAAGCAAAATTAGTTCTGTAGTAAGATTCTAAATTTTCATGACCAATGACTAACCGAAAAAACTAGAAAGTCCCTCCAGAGTTATCTCACTTTCAACTTTAGTTTTTGGATTTTTTACCTTAACTTTATGAGATAGTTTAGGCATTGTCTCAAAGAAATTTTCAATCTTTCTAAATTGATTTGAATCAAATGTTTGAAGCCACTCAACAATTTCTTTTTTGGTAACATCAGAAGATGACCAAGAATCATCAGAGGTATACACCATATCAATGCATGATGCAACTACTTCAAATGATTTGTTGATAGTAGATTTGCTGTCCATATTTCCAGAGAAATCAAAGTTGTTATCTACAAACTCTTGGAGAGATGGATACTTCATTTTGATTGAGATCTTATCATCAACTTTAATTTCAGATTCGTGTCCTTCTGGAATTGTGACATTGATATCATCTATAAACACTTTAACATCAACTCTTGTTTCCCCATCATCTGGACAGGTAATCACAAGGTCAACTGATTCTCCAACTGATTTAGCTCTAATATTTAAAAACAAATATTCAATATCAAAACTTGGCAATGATTCAATTTTTACTCCTCTAGTTAAAATACAATCCTTTAATGTATTCTTTACTGCATCAGTAATGTCTTTTGAATTTTCACTTTCCATAGCAAGGATAAGAATTTTTTCTTCTCCTACTAAGAATGGTCTGTACTTAATAGTCTTTTGATTTGATGGAAGAGTCAACTCATATGTTGGAGTTGCAACTTTAGGTAAAGGCATAATATCCTATAAAAAATTCAGGTACTTTATTTATTATCTATTGGGGTTGTTGTCTAAAATAATCAGCAGATTCTGCTACTGATTCACGTTCAAAATCTTGAGAAGATGGTATGTTTAAGTATTTTTTTTGCTCATCTAGTATACTTTGCAATCTATCTCCTCCAGGACCAATAGTATTAGTTTCTGTCTTGCCATTAAATAATGTCCCAGTGCGTAACTTGTTGTTTGCAAATCTATACAAATCATAATTAAATGTAATTGTAGTTCTTAAAAGATCAGATTGTCCATAAGAAACTGGGATTGAAATTATATTAGTAGGATATGCATTGAGTAAAGTGTAATCAATTCTATTGGTGTCATCATACCTAATAGTTCCTCCTTTTTCTAATCTTTCTGCTGGATATCTAAAATTTCTTTCAAACTTAGTAATTATAACTTCTGTTTTGTATGTAGATGGATAACTAAATCTAGTAAATGAACTAGAGGATCCTGATCCAGGTTCCCCTTTATTTGGACATATTTTTCCCATCCATTGCTCAAAAAAATCAATAACATTATATTCATAGTCAACATAAAAACTAACATCTACTGGGGGGTAAGTTCTTTTTGTTGGATAAGTCTCAGTAATTCCTTGTCTAGCACCAAATAATTCTGCAGTCTCAAATGAAGTTCCAGGAAGAACTGCTTCATATGCTAAAAAATTTATGTCAGTATTACTTACTTCTTTGCCAGCTTCTCCAAAACTACCATTTACAAACACATTAAAATAGGATGTAAGTGATGGTTTAAATCTTGAAATTATCTCATCAGTCTTATAATATAATTGCCTAACATTTGAAACTGCCATCTAAATAAATTGAGACGTATATATTATATGTATGAGCTATAAGGGGATATACAAACCATCTTTCCCTCAAAAGTATATTGGAGATTACAGAAATATAGTTTATAGGTCTCTATGGGAAAGAAAATTTATGGTGTATTGTGATACAAATGAAAATATTTTGAAATGGTCCAGTGAAGAAATATGGGTTCCATATATCTCACCATTAGATAATAGATGCCACAAGTATTTTCCTGATTTTTATATCAAATATAAAGATTCAAAACAAAATATTAAAGAAAGTTTAATAGAAGTAAAACCCAAAAGACAAGTAGAAGGTCCTAACCCCAAAAAGAAAGTGACCCAGAAGCAAATGTATGAGATAAAAGAATTTGCAAAAAACCAGGCAAAATGGAAGGCTGCTAAAGAATTTTGTGAGGATAGAAGGTGGAGTTTTCAAATATTAACGGAGGATAACCTTGGCGTATAAAACAATATTTGAAGAAATTAGAAATAAGACTGGTGGAAGATCCCAATCAAGAGAATGGTATAGATCCCAATTAAGAAATGCTGCACCAAAAAATATCATTACTGACGAAAGATCTGATGAAGTTGGTGATGAATTAAAAAGAGATAGAAATAGTGTTACAACATTTCCAAGGTTATATAATTTAATGTATTATGATTATAAAGCAAAGACCAGAAGAGATCTTCCTTACTATGACAAGCATCCATTAGTATTTGTTTTAGAGATAGATGCTAAATCGTTCTTTGCTGTCAATCTACATTACTATTCCCCAGAAGAAAGAATGGGTCTTGCTATGACACTAGCAGAAGACAGGATTCCAAAGTTTTCTAAAGGAGCACATAAATATTTAATATCAGAAGTAAGAAGTCCTTACTTAATTTTAGCCCAGCAAGAATGGCAAACCATGTGTCTATTACCAGTAGAAGAATTTGTAAGGGACTTGGGTGGGGTAGAAATACCAATTCCTTCAAGCAAGGTATGGGGTAGATAAGAATGGCAAATCCAGGAGTTTGGAGTCCAGGAACATCAGAAATTCCTATTGGGCCAATAAAAATTAATACTATGAAAATTCCAAGTGGGAAATCAATGGATGTTCCTTGGACACCTCTAGAGGTTACTAGTACTAATTATGCAGTAAAAAACATACAATATCAAATTGAAAATGGTATCGTAAAATTTAGATATCCTACAACTTCAGATCCAGATGGACCTAAAACAGAAGCATCTAGCATTCAAGGAATAGCAGGTGATTCACTTTATGTCGCAAGACTTGACTATAGCAATGACACAACAACTGCTATACGATCTGCTCTTCAAAAAAAATTAAATGCTCAAGCACAATCTATAGAATGGGACCCCTCACCAACCCAACCAGAACCAACACCAGGAGCAGGAGCAGGAGGAGGAACAGAAGGAGGAGGAACAACATCAGAAGAAGAAGAAGCAGCAACATTAGGAGGATTTGAAGAGATAATAAAAGATATTACAGGATCATTTGATACATTAAACTTTGACAGATTAAAATCTTTCTTCAAATATCCAGAGGATATGGATGATAATCAAGATAGAATTACATTTACTCAATACAAATATGTTGCTACTAAATTAAGTAACAATATAAACTCTGTTGTAGAAGAATTTGAAAAAAGAGATTCTAATCTAAGAACAACAAAAATAGAAGGAACTGTAACACTTCCAGTTCCTAATCAAATTTCAGAAACCAATCAAACTGGATGGGGAGAATCTAATTTAACTTCCATAGGTGCAGTTGCAATGACAGGAGTATCTGGACCTATTGGAAGTGTTACTGAAGGAAATTTTATCACAGGAGGAAAACAGTTGGGAAGTACAATAGCAAACCTTTTTGAAGGGTCTATTCAAACTAGAGTACAAAGTTTTCTTACTGCAAAAGTAGCAGCACAGTTAATATCATTAGCAGGAATAAATGTAGATCCAGAGCAGTACTTAACAAGAGCATCTGGGGCAGTAATTAATCCTAACTTAGAGTTATTGTTCAATGGTCCAAAACTTAGACCATTCGCATTCTCATTTAAATTGTCTCCCACAAGTCAAAATGAAGCTAGAAACATAAGAGCAATCATTAAATTCTTTAAAGCAGGGATGGCACCACAAAGATCTAAAAAGGGAGATGCTATTTTATACTTAGGATCTCCAAATGTTTTTGAGATACAATTTGAATCAAGAAACAAAAAATTAGATGGATTACCTAGAATTAAAATGTGTGCTCTACAATCTTGTGCAGTAAACTATGCTCCTGATGGAGTGTATGCAGCATATGATGATGAATATGTACAATCTCAACCAGTTGCTATTGAAATACAACTTCAATTCATAGAAATTACTCCAGTATTTGCAGATGAATATGATTTAGAAAATCAAAATGTTCCTATAGGACCTGATCCAAAATCAACAGCAGAACAATGACATATTTCAGACAAGTATCAGACTTACTTTACCAGTCTCAATTATCAAATAGAAATTCATCTGAGGACTACATCAGAGTTAAGAACTTATTTCGTAGAGCAAAAATAAGAGAAGACTTATACAAGTACTTTACTACATTCACAAAATATAAAATTACAGGAGAGCAACGTCCAGATCAAGTAGCAGAAAAATATTATGGAAGTGCTGAATATGATTGGGTAGTTTTGTTGTCAAATAATATCATTAACATCAGAACAGAGTGGCCATTGTCAGACAGTGAAATGCAAGATTTCTTATCCAGAAAGTATACAGAGTCTGAATTAAATGAAGTCCATCACTATGAAACTACTAGAGTTTTAAATTCAAATGGTAAACTAATAGTTCCTTCTGGAGAAATAGTTGATGAAGATTATGAAGTAACTTATTTGGATGAAGAAAATAATATGACAGTAACTGTAAATCCTGTGGCTGCAATTACAAATTATCAATATGAAGTTGATATCAATGATAAAAAAAGAAATATCAATCTTATAGAACCAAGATTCTTACAGGCTATTGTAGAAGATATGGAAATTATTATGAGTTATGGATTCTCTTCTCAGTATGTAGATGATAATACTAAAAAAGGAGAGAATTTAACAATCCTCTCCTTTGAATAATCACTCTTCAGCTAGTCTGGCAAAGTAACTAAGGGTATCATCTTCCTCTTCATCTCCTGAAGAAGACTTACTGAAGGTAGGAAGATCTACATCTTTAGTTGGAGCACTAAAGTCATCTTCATCTTCAAAGGACTCATCTACTTTGACTTGTTTTTGACCCATGATTGACTTCAAACGAGTGCTGAGTTGCTCATAGGATTTGAAGGTTTCTGGGTTCACATACTCTTCAAGAGAGTATGCTCTCTTCCAGATTTCTT